CAAACAAAAATACGTACTAATTATACAGGACCAGAACAGGTATTTAAATCAATAGAACATTTTGAAAGGTTAAAAACGTATTACGAAAACAAATTAAATGGGCACTCATTTAGATTGATGGATGCTAAAAACTTTATTCCAAGATAATGAAAATACTAGGTATAGAAATTCCGTTTACGGAAAAGGTAAAAAACGAGTACTATAAAGAGTTAAAAGGCGAATATGATAAAGAACCAAACGCACGAGTTTTTAACGGTGGTAGGGTTATAAATAATATTGTTTTTGATGGAGAAAAGAACTTAGGCGAAATCGGACAATTAACAAATTATCATGTTGATTATTACGGTTTGCGCACACGTTCATGGAAAGCTTATTTAGATAGTGATATTGCACAAACTGTAATTAAAAAATATACTAAATGGGTAGTAGGAGCAGGTTTAAAGCTACAGGCAGAACCAAATAAAATGGTATTAACTCAGGAGGGTTACGATGTTACAAATGAAGAATTAAATAATAATATTGAAGCACGTTTTAAGGTTTGGGCGAAATCCAAAATGGCTTGTATTAAAAACGAGAATACATTCCACCGCATAATGAACACCGCGTATATTAATGCCGTTGTTGGTGGGGATGTTTTGGTAGTTTTACGCGTAATAAAAGGAAATTTAAAAATTGAATTAATTGATGGTGCAAATTTGCGCACTCCTGTTAGTTCGCTTTTAGATCAAAACTTTAAAAATGGAGTTCAAACGGATGATAGTGGTAAAGTAATTAGTTACCATGTAAGCAAAAGAAATAATTTATTAGAAACAACAGAAATTAAAGCATATAACAATGGCTTTAGAGTTGCATTTTTATTTAAAGGTTTACATTATCGTTTATCCGATAATCGAGGTTTACCTATTATTTCGGCAGTTTTAGAGAGTATCACAAAACTAGATAGATATAAAGATGCGACAGTATCAAGCGCGGAGGAATTAAGTAAAGTACCTTATCAAGTTGTTCATCAAGCTTATTCATCTGGCGAAAACCCAGCATCTAAATTATTAACTAAAGCTTTTGATGTTAGCGGTGGCGAGGGTGGAAATATGCCAACTACGGATGATGGCACTCAATTAGCGACAAACATAGCTGCAACAACTCAAAGAATGGCATTTAATAATCCAGTTGGAGCAGAAATTAAACCAATGCAATCCACTACAAGGGAACTTTATTTCAAAGATTTTTTTAGTGTAAATGTTAATTTAATTTGCGCCGCTTTAGCCGCACCGCCCGAAGTAATGTTATCAAAATACGATAGTAATTTTTCAGCATCGAGAGCAGCATTAAAAGACTGGGAGCATACTTTAAATGTTGAACGTTCATTTTTCCAAGATGAATTTTTGCAATATATTTATGATTTTTGGTTATACATTGAGGTACTGAAAAATAAATTAAATGTAAACGGAATTTTAAAAGCAGTTGCAGAAAATAATGAATACGCATTTAATGCATTTACGCAATGTAGATTTGTTGGTGCAAACGTTCCGCATATTGATCCATTGAAAGAGGTAAAAGCAGAGAGAGAAAAACTAGGTACATCGGGGCAACATATACCACTTACAACAGTTGAACAAGCAACCGAAAGTTTAAACGGTGGCGACAGTATGGCAAATATGGAGCAATATGCCGATGAATTTAAAAAGTCAGTTGATTTAAATATTCCAACTGGAAAACCTAACGAAAATGAAACTATAATCGAGGAAGAGTAGGGCGTTTATTTTTCGCCTTTTCTTCTTCATAAAATTCTCTCATTTTCTGTTTTACAAATTGGGATAAAGTAATCCCACGTTTGTGCAAAATAGCCATTACATCATTTTTTAAATCAGTAGGTATGTTTGTAACATCTATCCTACTGAACATTTTATTTTTATTTTCCATGCTACAAATTTAATTAAAAACATAAATTAAACACATAATTTATTTTATTTTTTTTCTTGTTTTTATATTTGTTGCAATATGGCAAAAGAATTATATTTATATAACCCAATTTACAGCTTTGTAGCCGAGGAGGTAATCAAAGAGTTAAACGCATCTATGGATGATAACGTTACTTTAAGGTTAAACACTCCTGGCGGTTCGGTATTTGCAGGATGGGGAATTATTGCCAAAATGAAAGAACATGGCAAAGTAACTATTAAAGTTGATGGTTATGCTGCAAGTATGGGCGCGTTCATGTTGTTGTTTGCTGATAAAGTTGAGGTAAACGATATTACAAAAATAATGTTGCATAGGGCAGATGCCTACGCTGAAAATGAAGAACAAAAAGCTTTTTTACGTTCAGTAAATAAAGATTTACGCGCAAAATTAGAACAAAAAGTAGATAGTGAAGCATTTAAAACTGTTACAGGTTATAGTTTTGATGATATGTTTGCAGAAGATAAACGCATTGATGTTTGGTTGGACGCAAAACAAGCTAAAAAAGTTGGTTTAGTTGACAAAATCAATAAATTAGACGCAAAAGAATTAGAAGCATTTAGCACCGAAATGTTTAATATTGCTGCAAAATTAAACAGCAAAGAAGTAGTAAATCCAGAAAAACCAATAAATATGAATATCGAAAAATTAAAAGCAGAACATCCAGAGGTTTATGCTCAAGTTTTGGCTTTAGGAGTTAAAGCAGAAAACGACCGCGTACAAGCATGGTTAACTTATGTTGATGCAGACGCAAAAACAGTTACCGAGGGTATTAAAGGTAATGAAGCACCTAGTTTAGCTATCCAAGCTGAATTAAACCGCAAAGCATTTTCTATTGAAGCTTTAAAAAACTTAGAAAATCAAAACCCTAATACAGCGCAAACTCCAGATGCTAACACAACTGAAAAAACAGTTGAAGAGTTGAAAGCTGAAAGCATCAAAAATGATTTGTACAAACAATTAAATTTATCTAAATAATGAGTACAGCTAATCAAGTATTATTGACTGGTAGCCAATCAATAATTAATTACGATACAACTAAATTGTTTTTGTTTGGTAACAGATACAAAGAAGTTGTTTATACTAATTCCACAGGTTCAGCGGTTACTTTACCAGCAGGTTTAGTAATGGGTAGAATTGCAGCAACTTTAAAAGTTGTTCCAATTGCAAAAGCTGCCACTGATGGATCACAATTTCCAGTAGGTATAAATGTTAAAGCAGTTACCGTTGCAAATGGTGAAACTGTAAATTTAACAATTTGCGTTGCAGGTGATGTGGAAAAATCATTAGTATTATTCCCTAGTGGAACTGATTTTGATGATGTTGTATCATTAAAAACAATCGAGGATAGAATTATGGGCGATACAGCAGGTATTTTCTTAATCGAAACAACTCAATTAACTGGATTTGATAATCAATAATTTTAAAAAAAGGATATGAATTTCACACAAGCAAGAGCATTATTCACACAGGCGTTAGTGGATGTGTACAGAGATATTACACCAGTTAAAGGTTTTGGGCGTTCATTTTTTAGGGATGAATTGAATTTAACCAAATTGGCAAAAATTGAAGTTGAAAGAGGTTTTGAATTTGTAGCAGTTGATGTTTTACGTAACAGCGATGGAAATGCAAATCAGGCTAGTAGATCAACTGAAAAAATTATCGAACCACCTTTTTATTCTGAGTGGTTGCCATTAAACAGTTTGGATGCATACGATAGAGTTTTAGCTAATCCTAGTGAAACTTTTGAGTTGGCAGCCTTAACACGTGAAGCAGGACAAAAAACCGCGAAATTACGTGATAAAATTGAACGTGCTTATGAATTACAAACATGGCAGGTTTTCAAAAACGGTATCGTAAGCTTATCTAAAGTGGCTCAAATTGATTATAAGCGTAAAGCTTTATCAATGGTTGATTTAGGTGGTGGTGACTACTGGACTGTATCAGGTTCTAATCCAATTGCAGATTTGGAAAAAGGTTGTAATTTTTTACGTACCGTAGGTAAATCTGGCGGAGGTGTAGTAAATGCAATTATGGGTTCAAAAGCTTTAGACGCGTTTTTAAACAATGCTAAAGTTAAAGAAATTGGCGAATTACGTAGAATTGATTTAATCACAATTAAATTAGAGCAAAGAAACGCATTAGGTGCATCTTTATACGGTGCAGTTACCGTTGGTGCATTTACTGTAATGATTTGGACTTACCCAGAGTTTTACGATGTTGTTGAGGGTGGAAACGTAGTAAGTAAACCTTATGTTGATGTTAACGATGTAATCATGTTACCAGAAGCACCTAGATTTGTAATGAGTTACAATCAAGTGCCGCAATTGTTAGGTGATACATACGTTCCGCAAACAGGAGCTTATTTATTACGTGAAGAAATCGACGTACAAAAGAAAGCTCACAAAATGTATGTTGAAAGCGCAGGTGTTGCAATACCAACAGCAGTTGACCAGATTTACACAATCAAAGCAACTAACGTTTCAAACTCATAAATTTAAAACCCCTACCTAATAAGTAGGGGTTTTTTAAAATCTATATTATGAAAAAGTTTAAAGTTTTAGCGGATAGCATTTCATGGATTGGAACAAAAGCATTTAAAAAAAATGATGTTGTTTCCGAAAATGATTATCCAAATCACGATGAATTAGTTAGAAGAGGTTTTTTAGAAGAGGTTGAAGAAATTGAAACCCCAATCGAAAAAGAAATCGAAACACTTAAAAAAACAGCTCCTAGAAAAAAAACAACAAAGTAGCTTCCATGATGCTTTAGTTTAGAATAGGGGTTTGAAGACCCCTATTTTTTTTATTAAAAAATTTATCCAATGAATTTACTAGATGCCATAAAAAGAGATATTGCACAAATCCAAAACAATGGAAATGAGTATGCGGTTGATTGTACATTTACGCGCCCAAATAATACTACATTTACCATTAAAGGGGTGCACACAAAACACCATTTAGGGGTTGATACCGATGGACTACCAATCAACTCAAAAACGGCATCTATTTCATTTTCGGAAATGAATTTACCTGTTAATATTTCAATCCGAAATAATGCTAATGAGGTAAGAATGATAAATTGGAGGGTATCAGTTAAAGATAGTACAGGGGTTGCAGCTCAATATGTAGTTAGGGAGGTTTTTCCTGATGAAATGTTAGGTATAATAGTTTGTATTTTGGGTGATTATGTTTAATTTCGTATTATGGGACAATTAGCAATAGCACCACTACAATCATTTGAGTTAATAAGGGATAGAATTGGTTTAATTTTAGCAGATGAATTTGCAGACCAGACTATTACACCGTTAATTTATAAAGAACGTATGATACCGTTTGATAAAACGGATTTAGAAGCCATTAATATTAGTTTGGATATGGCAGATTATCAGGATAAAAGCGCAGTTCATTACGTTGGTAATTATACTTTTCACATTGATGTTTACGCAAGTTCCAAATCAACATCACAAGGACCAGCCGATACGGCATCAAAATTAAAAATGCAAAAAATTATAGGTATTGCCATGTATATACTACGTGCAACACCTTACATAAATCTATTGTTTCCACCTCCATTTATTGTAAAAACAATGATTACAAGGGTGCAAATAGCAGATAATAATAACAATCAAGATGCTATTACCGTATCAATGGGTAGGATAGTTTTCGAGGTACACGCAAACGAAAGTAATGCAGTCGTACAAGGCACAAATTTAATTTCATCAATTACAAATGTTAAATTGCATGAAACAGATAAAGGATTTATTTATATTAATACGCAATCGACTTAAAATGAAAGACCATTTACTAGCCAAAATAACAGGTGGCGCAACTTTTTTATCAATAGTTTCTGGCGAAATTACCCAAGAAACGAATTTAAAATTAAGCGCGGTTTCTTACATTGTTGGTATAACTTTGGGTTGTATAACCATAATAATTAAACTTTGCGAAGCTTACAAAATCTTTAAAAAATAAAACCATGTTAAAAAAATTTCTATTTAAAATTAACCCTATTGAGGTTATTAAGGCACTAAAAAAAAGTGATACTAAAGTAATGGTGCAAGGAGTTACCCAAATGGGTGGCGGTGGAGTGTTGATTACATCCGGAGTAACTTTAATTACCGATGGTGCAATTAATAAAAGTTGGTACGAAATAGTAGGAGGTTGTGCCCTTATTATTGCAGGGGTTTACATTGCTAAAAATTTAACTGATAAAATCGAGAAAATAAATAACGATGAACAAAGTAGTTAGTATTGTTAGGGTAAAAGGCGACAATAATGCAACTTATGGACTGTTAAAAGTAGTTCAAAACAACCGTATTTTGTTTGAATGTAAAACAATTGAAAGGGGTTGGTTAGATAATCAATCTCGAATTAGTTGTATTCCTGCAGGTCGTTACAATGTAGTTAAAAATTATTCCCCACGGTTTAAAGTAAATTTATACTTAGTGGAAAACGTGCCTAATCGTAGTGGTATCCGTTTACATTCGGCTAATTTTGCATCTCAATTAAATGGGTGTATTTCTTTAGGTTCGGATTGGAGGGATATCAATAAAGATGGGCAATTGGATTTAATTAATTCAAAAGCAACACATAAGGCTTTTGATGAAATAATGGAAAATAATCCATTTGCTTTATATATTGAACATTGGAAATAAAAAAGGCTATATACACCGTTTTAATTGGTGGTTACGACAATATCAATTCCGCCCCTGATTACGTAGGGTGGGATTGTTTTTTGTTTACTGATTTGGATATTACAGATGATAAAGGGTGGAAAATCATTAAAATAAATGATGATTTAGAGCCTAAAAAATTAAGCCGAAAAATTAAAATTTTAGGGCATAAATATTTACCTGATTATGATTTACTTTGTTATATTGATTGTAACATTACATTAGGTAAAAAACCGCCCTCACATCCTTTATATGTTAGGCATCCAAGCCGCAATACAGTAACTGCAG